TTCATCAACTGAAAAATTATCTTCAATTAAAAAATCTATTTCATCTTTTGTAAGATGTGATTTAGTTTGATTATAATATTGATATAATAAAGTTGAATCATCTGTGTTAGAGTAATCTTGATTAATTTTTACATAATCTTCTAACGTTCCACCAGTATCATTCATAAAGTCTACAACCTTTTGAATGTTTTCTGGTAATTCTATAGCTGTATCTTGTGATGTTTGAACAGCTTCTTCTATCTCTTCTTTAAGTTCCTTTACAGGATCTTCTTTAGGTTCTTCCTTAGTTTCTTCGTCAATTACCTCTTCCAAGGTTGATTGGCTTTCTTCTTGCTGTACTTCTTGCAATTCCACTTTGGTTTCTTCCCCAGTTTTTTCATCCGTGCCGCTTCCGCTTAACACGTTATCATCTGCGCTTTGTTCTTGAGCGGCGTCTGTTTCTTCTTTAGTTTGTCTTAAATCTACTTTAGTAATAGATTCTTCACCTATATCAGCACCCATTTTTTTGAGCACTTTGGTTTCTTGTTCTGCAGTTGATGGATTTTCATCTTCTACAATTTTTACTTGTGTTTCTTCTGACATAATATAATATAATTATTTGTATTCTTTTAATAAGGTAAGAATACTTTTACCTTTAAATTCCTTGATATGCAACAATAGTTCCTGAAGCTACATCAATTTCAGTCCAACGACCATAAATTGTTACTCCTTTTGGAAATGTTACACTATCAACTACTAAACCTGCAGCTCCAGCTCCAATGCCTTCTGTGTTAACATACGTTGTTGCACTTTCCGCAACTAATCCACTTCCACTATCAAAAACGCTATCAGATAACATTGTTATTGCCACCCAAACATTTCCTGATGTTGGTGTTATTGCGGCTGAACTTGCTGTTGAATATGCTGAACCGTTTATACTACCAGTCCAATCATTTTTTACTACTTTACTCATTTTTTTATTATTTAGTTATTATCTTGGATCGAACTGTTCTAATCCAAATCCGCCTAAATTATCAAATCCTGCAGATTCAAAAGATTTTGGGGGTTTATTATTTTTTCTTTGATCTATTAACTCAGATTGCTGTGAAGCTTGTATTTTTGTTCTATCATCTTTCCTATCTTCTTTATACTTCTCTTTATCTTTAATTACATTTAAATCAGCGTCTTTAAGTTGCATGTTCATTTCAAATTCTTTTTGCATTAACAACAATTTAATTTCAGCTTCTTTTTGTAATTTTTCCATGTCTAAATCAGCTTGCACTTCTGCTAGTTGAGCTTTACTCTGAGTAATTGCTTGTTGTTTTTGAACATCAGCTTGAGCAGCAGCTTGAGCAGCCTGTGTATTAGATTGAGTTTGCATTTGAATATTCTCTTGTTGCATTGCTCTATCTTGCTCAAATTTTTGTTTTCTTCTTAGTTTTAAATACTGATTAGCTAGTTTTAAATTTCTAATTTCACGTATATCAATTGCATCCTCTAAATTAATTTGATCTTTTTGAAGAGACATTTGTATATTGTTTTCTAATAATTGTTTTTCTTCTTCATCCGGTGAAAGCTCTAAAAATATACCAAAATCATGAAGCTGTAGTTTTGACATTTCGCTTAATGTAGCCACGTTATATTTACCTATACTTTGTATAAAAGACTCTTTTGTTGGGCCAAATTCTAAAACATCAGAAACTCTTAATGAAATCGCTTCAGCTGTTTTAAGAGTAAGGTACAATCCACTTTGCAATATATGTCTTGTAGCTGTATTTGAATTTGCTGCAATTTTTTGTAAACCTACTAAAGCGTTTTTATCAGGTGTTGAACCATCTCTTGCCTCATTTAATCCAGTTACATCTCTTATCATTTGTAAATAATAATTATATGAATTTATTAAACTAGATATTTTAGCATTAGCACCTGAAGATTGTAATTCCTGTACAGGAATCCTTCCATTATTAAATTCACCATCTTGTGTCATTGATCTACCAATAACAGAACCTGTTTGGAAGTACATGTTCAGTGCTTCTTGAGCATTATAGTTTGTTCCATTACCTAGATCTATTTCAGCAATACCGTCCGCATCTAAATAAACACCATCAGGAACCATTCTTGATAATACTTGTTGTAATTTTAAATGTGTTAATTGAATCATATCTGCAAATGTAGTCATTCTACTAACAAGTGATTCAACTTTACCTTTATACATTCTAGGAGCTACCATGCTATAACTAAATTGTGCTTTAACTGTATTAGACTTTGGTCTTGTCATGTTCTCAGCTAATTTCCAACTTAACATTTTTTCTGACCCTACAATTTTAGCACCACAATATATCACTTCAATTGTTCTATTTACTTTTTGAAATCTTGATTTTTCATCTTTAGGTGGATTAAATGTATCGTCTTTCTTAATTGATTTTTCCGCGCCAGTAGATGTTTCTTTTATCTTATGTACTTGGTCCTTGTATGTTTTGTATTCAAAATATAATACATAAGCATACGCATTATCTTCCGAATCTGCTGTCTGGTAAGCTTTATTATATAGCTTAGTACTACTACCTTGATTTTCAATGTGTTTTTTAATATCCTCCTCTGTTAATTCAGGATATTGTTTTTTAAGATCAACCACAGATACTCTTCTTATTTCACCAACATAATATATATCATCAAAATAAGGCGAATCAGTATAAGAATGAACTAAATCAGATGGGTCTACATATTTTATATTTATTCCCTCTGAAGTTGTATATTCGTTTTTTACAGCTGCCATACCTACCACGGTAATATCGTAATCTAATCTTTTCTTTATTAACTCATATTTATTGTGATCAAAAACATTGTTTATAGCCTCTTCCTCCGCTATTTCAATTGAATCTTTATAATTTAATTGCATGTGCAACTGTAATTCTTCCTCATTTTCAGGTAGTTTTTCAGGATCATTGTCATATAAATTTATACCAAACTCTTCATAGGCAGCATTATTAAATTCAGCAGTACGCATATCTTTTAAAATAGACTCCATATATGCTGTTCTTTTTTGTACAGATGCGGGGTCTTGGGAATATGCTTTTATACCATACGTTCTTTCTTGAATACCATTTACAACTATATCTACAAACTTAGGTATAATTGGTACTGGCTTCCAATCTAAATTTAAATATGATAAATCACCGTTTATAGATAATTCATCTTTATACTTTTGTATTGATTGTTCTCCTCTTGCATATAATCTTAACCTGTGAAAGTTATCTCTATTAGCGTAATATTTAGTTGATCCCGAGTCTCTTTTAAACCATTCAGATTCAATTGCTTTTGCAATGCTTAAACCATATGCACTACTTGCTTTCTCTGCGCTTGGAACTGCTTGTGAGGGGAATATGCCTGTTGATGATGCATCCATTTATTTTATTATTTTTGAAATGTTTCCTTGATTGTTGTATTTTTTAAATCCAAAGTCCAGCGTTTTTGCTTGTCTTTGTTGTTTTGGTTCGTATAAGTGTCTGTTACATGCTATTATTGCAAGACCGGAACTTATTGCCGCATCATGTTTGGTTCTATTATTTATATTAAACTTAGACCAATCATTCAATGTTGTGTTAAAATATATATTGCCATAGTTTCCATCTTCCTGTAATCCTACGTATTTATCAATATATGATTCAATTGCAGCAGCATGTATTTGTTTTATGTCTTCTGATGAATTAGGTATACCACCTATTTCTCTTTCTGCTACAGATAATTTATTTGCGGTTTTATCTGGTCTATTCATTGAGTAACCTCTATATCCTCTTCTTTTTAAATAATACAAAAGTCTTGGTTTATTATTCTCTGCAAGAAGTGGCATGCCGTAAAATACTAATGCCATTAATACATCTTCAAAAAATATCTCTGCTGTTTGTGGTCGAGCTATATACTCTAGAAAAAAAGTATTAGAAGGTGCATCTTCCATACTAAATTTAGTTAATCCGTGCAAAGCTCCTTTAGATCCTTGACCATCTGTCGTACCGGATATGTCGTAGCTATCACAGCCAAATGCACCCATGTGCTCATTACCAGGGTATTTAGCTCCCTTTTTACTTATTACGTGGTTTTGTAAATTTGTACTTGGTGTCCAAGATATATTAAATCTTCCATTCCTATCAGGTGTAAATAACACTCTTGAATCTTTAATACCATTTTCCCACTGAAAGTTTCCTTTTGAAACACTATTAGATGATTTTGTATCATCGTTATAATCTATTTGTTCGTATATCTTTTGTAAATTAAATATACTATTTTTTGTTTCATCTCTAAACGCATGTTCTTCTGTTCTTGGAAACTGTCTATAAAATTCATTCAATCCATCAGAATCACTCTTTAACCCATCTGCTTCATTTTCCCAATGCTCAATTATTCCAATATCGATTTTATCGCCATAGGGCCCTTCAACCTCAATTTTGGGTGTGTCAAATACAGGTAATCCAAAAGAATCAATGAATCCCTCGTAGTTCCATTCCATAGGTATGAACAAACTATATAGTCCTGAACCAGTCTGTCCATTTCGGTTTCTTTTTGTAACGTC